CGCAGCTTACCACCTTCTACTGTCTGCATGTAGGCGCAAGGTCCATTACCATACAGCATCTTAATCTCCTTGCTATACAAGCGAGGCAGCAGGCGGTTCTGCTTAATCTCCATCGTTACCTCTTCACACAGTGCGTTGTTCATACCACGCATACACACCTGGTATCCATTCACACTCATCCACTGGTGTTCATGTAGGCAAGCCTGCTGACCCTGTGGTACGAGTAGCCCTGGGTTCGTCGACAGTTCTCTTCCTTCTCCAATCTGAAAGGAGAAAGTGTTGCCGTCCATGACGTAGAGTCCAGCGTTGCCGTGCAGTTCAATACTATCTGTCATAACCAATTTATCTTATGTAATTTATATCCGTCTTGTGGAAAGCCCATATACCTAATGAGGATGCGATAACACATCTTAGGGTTTCCATCTTGATCCTCGAAGAGAAAGAAGTTCTCGGAGTCGACTTTGAAACACTCCTCTGGTAGTTGAGCGCGGTACTTGCAATGTTCCTTGACTATCATCTGCTCGCCTGCCATACCCTGTGAGCGAGAGTAAGGGAAGAAGCAGATAGTGAAGTCACCTTGTGGTACTCTGCTTATCTCCCTTGCCCATTGCATTGCATCAATGCCGTTCAATTCAATCGTCTTCTCCATTACGTGCGAAATTACTTAAAATCGCTGTGGGAACAAAGGACGATTTTTATCCCTCCCTGTCATATTTCCCAACTTTTGGAACGTTGCACCTCTTTTCCTCGATTCAGCGGTGCGTGGTTACCGCCGTCGTTTATTTTTTTTGTTTTTTGATTTTTAGAACGCAATCCGTTGAAACACAGCAAAGTAAGATTTTCACCGATGTAAAACAGCCCTCATTATTGCCTATTTTCAAGTACGTTTTGTTTTCGTTTTAACCCATTATTAGGCGTTAAATGGTGAGATTTTCGGGCAAATCATCGGGATAACTGCTTAGTTCCTTCTTGATTAGGTCGGAATAAAGACCGTATAAAAGGTAAATCATCGCACTTGGAAGCTGCGTTGTTAATCCTGGTCGTCGTTTCAGTTCCTCCTTCTTCTCTGAAGCTTTGTCGAGTTCTATTTTGCCGTTGGTTTTCTTCAGCGGACTGATAAGAATAGCACTGCAAAGGTTCTGGCATTCGTTCTCATCAATACGGACCTTAGGAAGCAAAGGAAGTTTCTCACCAAAGAGCAACTGACAAAGACGGAACTGCTGCCAGTGGTAAATGGTCGGCGCACCATCGTTGTACAGGATAACGGAAAAGCCGTAACTCTCTAAGGCTGCCTTCATCGTCAGTGAGTCAGTAGTTATCTGTTCTAATTCCTCACGTGTCTTGTTACCAGCACGGTCGGGGTAAAGGTGTATGACCTTATTCACTGCATCAGTACCAAAGAATGAATACACCTGCTGCGCAAGGTTCTGCTGGTCGTCTGGAATGTATGCCCAAAACTCTTTAATGATATCGAAGCGACTACCATAGTCTTTTTTTTGTCCGACTATTAGCGATTGAAAATTACCAGGGTCGTAACCAATGTAGAGCGGTTCACGCTTATCATAGTGACGAAGATAACGAGCGGTCAGCGTGAAGTGGTCCTTGAGGTTTAGCTTCAGTATTTGGTCATAGATGTAGCTATCCTTGAACTGGTGCCGCTCGTGGTCGTAGGTGGTAAAGAACTTGTTAGTCACCTCCTTATGTCGAATAGCACAGATAGCGGTCAGGAACTCATCCATATCGAGCGTGTCGAGCTGGGTTTTGAAGAACTTAGGACCCAAGATGTCTTTATTGCAAAACGATGAAGCACGTATATAGTAGATAGCATTCCTTCGCATATCCGCTAAGCGTGGTTTCCATCTTGCGACAAAGGCGTTAAGGCGTTCATTCTCCAGTCTGATTTTCTCCATAGCGACAGGGTTCTTCGTATTGCGAAGTTCCTGCTGTAGCATAAACTGCTTATAGAGCGACTGATTGATAGCGAGCGAAACACTGGCTATCTCCTCGATGAGTTGTCGGTCCATCTTGTTTTCGTATTCTTCAAACCAATCGTCTTCACCAAGGTCGACACGGGCGGTATCACTTACACCTGTCACACCTTCATAGTAAGCAGACCGACGGATGTCAGCTGAACCACCACGAAGGGAAGGGAAGAGGCGTGACTTTAGTTTCTCTCCGCTGTTGTGTTTCATCTCCTCGACGAAGGCGTGCACGGCATTACGTCCAGCGACACTCTCAGGCTGGTCTGAAGATACCAGCTGAAGGTGCGCACCGTTTCTGAATATGACCGAGTGCTTAGCGTAGGCAATAGGGTAGCGTGGTCGACGGAAGTGAGAGGGTAGCTTCGCTTCGCCCACTACATAGTCGATGCCATACTCCAACATTGCTCGCTGCTTGCCATTCACGATGACAGGACGAGAGAATGATGCTTGAATGTTAGGCCAGACGTTCGTCATCAGTGCGACGTAAGTCTTATGCACAAGGAACGATAGTTCACCAGGCATATCATTCGTCACACGGATAAGACGTGGAACGATAACGCCCTCTGTCTTACCAGTCGCACGAGCCCATTCTGCATAGAGCATATTCGGGTCGATGATATTCGCCAACAGCTGAACACGGTTCATGTAATAGTGCTCGAAGTCGACTGTTGGCTGTTCGTTGTTTTGTGTTGTTAGTTCGTCAGTCATTTGGAATCTCCTCTACTATTTCAGCATCTTGTATGTCAGCATCACGCAGCAGTCGCTTCTTCTCCTTCTGTTCGATAGGCAGCGAGTCGATAAGTGTAACATAAAAGCCTTGATTGTGTTTTGCTGCAATGTCCTTAAGACTCTTCTTTGAGAAGCCAAGTTCCTCGGGGGTTAGCTCAGGAGAAATTAAGAAGAGAACTCCTAAGTCCCTGTCTGCCTCTGCTATCTCTGAAGACCTACGACGGCATTCCAAGGCAGCGTCATAGCACGACTTCATACCCTTATAGTCGCGATTGAGGGCACAGAGTTTAGCAAGATCCTCATACTTGTTGGCAAAATTGCTTTCCCAAACTTTAATGGGGACATTACAATCCACCTGAAAGTAGTTGATAGCCTGATAGATTCTCGCCATACAGGTGCGTTCCTCTATCTTTATCCGTTGCTCTGCATTGATACGGAGCTTCAGCTTTTTGGCAGCTCTTGTAATGTTACGCTCATGCTCGAATATCTCCGCAGACCATTGTAGTTGCTGTAAGAACAACTTTATTTCCTGTGGAATACCCTCGCAGTCCCCATTCGTCAAGAATGCGGATATAAGGTCAGGGTGTATGGAGTCTAACTTCTCAATTTCACTTTTCATATTCCAAAGAGTTTCATACGCAGGTCTTTTTCAGCACGCTCATTCTTACGTTCCTCAAGTAAAGTAATGGAGTCATTATCTCCTTTCTCTGCTTTTTTAGCAAGCTCTGCGTCAATATTGTATTCGCCAAGTGCGAGTCCTTGCTGATATGCCTCGCAATACACATCGCCTGGAATAGATATGCGATACAGCAAGGCTATACGCTTAGTTTTTTTTAGACCGAGCAACTTACAAATACGTTCGGGGGTGTAATTTAAGGCTCCGAACGTTCTTACTTGATTTACATACTCGTCTGATAACTCATCCAAGACTAATTGTGACATAGAATAATCTTTTCAGTTTCAGTAGCAGACAGGACTGTACCGCCCCGCTCCAATAATATAGGTTGCTGTGGAAACATCACCATGAATCGGTGTACCGTGGCTGCAACATATTTTGGGTCTATCTCCATTCCATATCCGATGCGGTCAGTTTGCTGACACGCCATAATTGTAGAGCCGGAACCAGAGAACAAATCCACGACAATATCGCCGTTTTTTGTACTGTTGGTTATAGGATAGGCCATCAGAGCAATAGGCTTCATGGTCGGATGAATTCTATTAGCCTTTGGCTTATCAAAATTCCAAATGGTTGTCTGCTTCCTGTCTGAGTTCCAAAAGTGGGCTGCGCCGGGCTTCCAACCGTATAAGCACGGTTCGTGCTGCCATTGGTAATCCTGACGTCCCATCACAAGGGAATCCTTTACCCAAATACAGCATTGCGTAATCTTGAATCCTGCTTCTCGAATGGCTCTACGGAAGTTCTCGCCTTCAGAGTCCGCATGGAATACATAGAAAGAACCTCCTGCTTTGACAATGGAAAACATCACGTTGAAAACAGACTGCAAGAAGCGGAGGAACAAATCATTCTCCATTGAGTCGTTCTGAATGGTAAGTTTACTATCTCCGCCACCTTCATAATTTACATTATAAGGAGGGTCTGTGAGAATCATATCAGCAACTCGTCCATTCATCAACGTAACAATATCCTTTTTTGAACGACAGTCTCCACACATCAGTCTATTATTGCCAAGTCGGAAAACATCACCAGGACGGGCAAAGACATCACTATCCTCTTGTGGAAGGGTATCAACGGTGTCCTCTTGTATCTCTGCGGTGTCATTCTCTGTGGCAAACAACTTATCAGTTCCGACAGAGAAGTCATTTTGCTTTACTTCATAGCCAAGATTGAACTTGGCAAGGTCATCGCCACTAATATTGTACTTCGTGAATAAAAGGGTATCGGGATTCTTCTGCGCAAACTCTGAGTTATATGCAGCGATTTCCTCTACTGCTTCTTTCTTGTTCGAAGCCTGTATTTCCTCATAGGGAATATCGGGAATCTTGAAACCATAGGAGCGAAGCCCGAGAAGAGCCTTCCTTCTTTGGTGCGCATCGATAATCCACAGCTTACCGGCAGGGTCTTTCCATACTTTGAATGAATACTTGAAGCCACGAGTGATGATGAGCATCTGAAGCTTCGATAATTTGTCTGCATCAGGCTTTTTGAAGTCTTCCTGAAGTTCGATAAAAGAGTCCAGCGGGGCAGTAGGTAAACCGCCCAACTTAAAAACTTTT